AAGCTAGCGTTTTATCGTTTTATAAAGCAAATAGGGGGGGTTTTATTAAGACCCTACCACCAAACCAAAAACTGGCGCCGTCAATATAACGTTGGAAGTTACACACATACAAACTACAAAAACCCAAATGAAAAACCCTAAATACAAAGCATTAGTCATGGTTGATGAGGTAACGAACTCAGTCGTAGTTATGTTTAATGGATTTGCAGATTACGAAGATGCTTGGTGCTTTAGCCAACACATTACAGAAGAATTAGAACTAGACAAGATACCAGTTGCTAAACCCATGACTGTCCACTAGAGATAGGGGGGTTTTATTTAAAAATGCCAGTATTTGAGATTCCATATAAGCCAAGAGAATTGCAAAAAATTTTGCATGAAAATATCTCTAAGCACCGATTCTCTGTATTGGTCTTGCACCGAAGAGCTGGTAAGACTGTCATGTGTATTAATCACATGATTAGAGATGCCATGTATTCTAGGAAACCAAATTCTAGGTACGCATTTATATCACCTACCTTTAAACAGGGTAAAGCTACAGCTTGGGATTACATTAAAACTTTTGCTAGCAAGATTCCTGGTGTTAAGTTTAATGAATCAGAATTAAGAGCTGACTTTCCAAACGGTGCAAGGATTACAATTCTTGGCGCTGAAAATGACCAAGCTCTAAGAGGTATATTTTTAGACGGTTGTGTTTTAGATGAAACACAAAGCATTGCTCCAAATCTATTTCCTGAAATCATAAGACCATCTTTGGCAGATAGAAAAGGTTGGTGTGTATTTATTGGAACGCCAAAAGGTAAAAATTATTTTTTTGAATTATACCAATACGCCCAAAAGACAGAGGGTTGGTATTCATCAATTCATAAAGCATCTGAAACAAAGATACTAGATGATGATGAATTAAAGGCAGCAAAGTCAATCATGTCTGATGATTTGTTTGAACAAGAATTTGAATGTTCTTTTCAAGCTGCAATAACAGGTTCTTACTATGGAGCTATTATTGAGAACTTAGAAAAGACAAATAGAGTAGTTGATAATTTATACGACAAAGCACTACCAGTTGAAACATGGTGGGATTTAGGAATGAATGATTCTACTGTGATTTGGTTTGCACAGCGACACAAAGGCGAAATAAGATTAATAGATTTTTACGAAAATGCCGGTGAAGGATTAGACCATTACGCTAATATTATTGAAAGCAAAAACTACAAGTATTCAAGACATATTGCTCCACATGATATTAAGGTTAGAGAATTAGGAGCTTATGGTAAATCAAGGTTGGAAACTGCCTTAGAATTAGGTATAGCATTTGAGGTTGCGCCAAAACTATCTTTAGAAGATGGGATTGAAGCAGTAAGAAAGTCTTTACCTAACTGTTGGTTTGACAAAAATAAATGCCATTATGGTATAGAGTGTTTAAAATCATACCAAAAGAAATGGGATGATACGAACCAATGTTTTAGGAACAGACCCATACATAATTTCGCAAGCCATGCCGCTGATGCTTTAAGAACAGGTATTGTGGGTTATGGAATTGAGATGACAAATTGGAAAAAAAAGATAGAAGTAAATACGAATTACATTATTTAATATGGCAAAATTATCAAATGAAGAAATAAGAGCAATTTTAAATTCAGAAATAAACGGAGCATTAGGTTATCTTGGTGGTCAGTTATCTGAACAAAGAAAAAAATCTCTTGAATATTATTTAGGTGAAAAACTTGGAACAGAAATAGATGGTCGTTCACAAGTAGTATCAACTGATGTTGCAGATACCATTGAAACAATATTACCAAATCTTCTACGAATTTTTACAGCATCTGACAGAACAGTTATTTGTGAACCAGTAAAAGCTGAAGATGTGCAGCTTGCTGAACAAGCAACAAATTATATTAATTATATTTTTAATAAAGATAATCCAGGATTTACAATTTTATACAATTGGTTCAAAGATGCTCTTTTAGAAAAGAACGGTATCGTTAAAGTTTATTGGGAAGATATTAAAAAAGCTGAACATGAAACTTATGAAAATTTAAACGAAGATTCTTACCAGTCTATTATCAATCAAGATGATGTTGAAGTTTTAGAACATGAAGAAGAAGAAGATGAATCACAAGACGAACAAATAAAAATATTAGAACAAGTTGCAAGTCAACAGGGTCAAGTTTTAAATTTACCAAGACCAAAACTTCATCATATTAAAATTAAAAGATATTCAAATGAAGGTAGAGTTAAAATTGAAAACGTACCACCAGAAGAATTTTTAATACAAAGAAATGCTAAGACAATAGAAGATTCAAATTTTGTAGCGCATAGAACAACTAAGACTAGAACAGAATTAATACAAATGGGTTATGATGCTGAAATGATAGCATCACTCCCTCATTCACAAGAAATTATTTTTAACTCTGAAAAGCTAACTAGATATTCTGATATAGACGAATATCCTTTTGCTTCATCACCAGATGCTTCAACAGATGCCATTGACGTTTTTGAATGTTATGTAAGATTAGATTACGATGGAGATGGTCTTGCAGAATTAAGAAAGATTACTGTTGTTGGCGATAGTGCAAATGATATTTTAGAAAATGTTGAAGTAGATTCTATTCCTTTCTGTTCATTAACTCCAATCCCAATGCCACATAGATTTTATGGCAGATCGGTTTCTGAATTAGTACAAGATATTCAATTAATTAAATCTACAGTTTTAAGACAGTTGTTAGACAATATGTACCTAACAAATAATAATCGTATTGCGATTATGGATGGAATGGTAAATCTTGATGATTTACTAACGGCAAGACCAGGCGGAGTTGTAAGAACGAAACAACCACCCTCTCAAGTTATGTTGCCAATGCAAAACCAAACAATTTCTCAACAAGCATTTCCATTACTTGAATACTTAGACACAGTTAGAGAAACTAGAACTGGTGTTACAAGATACGCACAAGGATTAGATGCAGATAGTTTAAATAAAACTGCAACAGGAATTAATACTCTAATGACGCAAACGCAAATGCGTATGGAGTTAATTGCTAGAATATTTGCTGAGACTGGCGTTAAAGAATTATTTGAAAAGATTTTTGAATTAACAGTTAAATACCAAGAAGTTGAAAGAATGGTACAGTTAAATAATGTTTTTGTACCGGTGAGACCAACTGAATGGAAAGACAAATATAATATTAATATTGTAGTTGGATTAGGTTCTGGTTCTAAAGAACAACAATTAGTAATATTAAACAGTATTCTTGAAAAACAATTACAAGCATTTAATTTACAAGGCGGAAAAGAATATCCAATGGTAACGTTAAAAAATATTTATAATACGTTATCTAAGATGATTGAAAATGCTGGTCTTAAAAATACAGAGAATTATTTTGTTAACCCAGATGTGGGTATGCAGTATGTTCAACCACCTCAACCACCATCTTTAACGCCTATTGAAAAGATTGAATTTACTAGAATAGATAGTGAAAACAAACGAAAACAAGCTGATTTAGAATTACAGTTTCAAGAGTTACAAATGAATAACTCTAAAATGCAACTTGACTTTCAGACAAAAATGAAAGAATTAGAGTTAAAGTATAATACACAAATTGATGCTGCTAAATTAAAAGCAGAAGCTGACTTAACTAAGACAAGATTAAACAATGCTTCTAAAAATTTAATGGCAGCACAAAAAGCTACGCAAGAATTTGGACAACAGATACAGGAATTAAATGCAACAAACGGATCAAACGAAACTCCAATCGGAAGTTAGTAGATCAGAAAAAGCAAGACTGGGTTTATCAAATCCAATTTTTGTAGAAGCGATTGAGAATTTAAAGAAATTGTACTCTCAAAGTCTGTTAAATACAGGCGTTAACGAACAAGATGCTAGAGAAAAATTATGGCTAGCATATCAAATTGTTAACAAAGTGGAACAACACTTTATTGAGATAATGGAAACTGGAAAACTTGCTAAGAGACAATTAGAAGATTTCAGAAAATCCATTGAGGGTCAAAAATTCTAATAATAAAAATTAGAATAGGTCAACCGCATTATTGCGGAACTTCAACCAAAAGGAGAAAATATGTCAGAGTTCATGGCTAACCCTGTAAAGGGAGCTTCGTCTGATGTGCAGATAGCTGCAAAATCAATTTCAGGATTGCTTAATCCGCAAACTGGAAAAGTAAGTGAAAAAAAAGCTGAGGTTACAAAACCAGAAGCTGAAAATAAACCTGAGCAAAATGCTCAAGTTCAAGAAAAACAAGACGTTACTGAAGAACCAATAAAACAGGAATCTGAAACAGATCAACCTGAGGTTCAAGAAGAAACGCAAACAGAAACCGAACAAGAGACTAGTGAAGTTTCTGAAACTGAAGTATCTGAGGAACAAACAGATGATATTCAGAAAGAACCTGATTCCACCTTTACTGTAAAAGTAGCTGGTCAAGAATTAAAGGTTACCTTAGATGAATTAAAAAGAGGTTATTCCAGAGATGCTGACTACCGTAGAAAGACAGAAGAATTATCTTTTGAAAAAAAGCAATTTATGTCTGAAGCGGATCAACAAAGGCAAGACTATTCCAAACGTTTATCGGAATTAAATCAAATCTTAGCTTTTACACAACAACAATTAAATTCAGAAGCAAGTAATGTTGATCTGAATAAATTGTATGAAGAAGATCCAGTTGAAGCAACTAGAGTAGAACGTCAACTTCGCCTTAAAAAAGAGAAGATGATAGAAGCTGCTCAGAAGTTACAACAGGAACAACAAAGACAACTTAGTTCATATGTACAAGAGCAACAAAAAATCTTGGCAGAAAAAATGCCAGAGTTTAATGATGCTCAAAAAGCTAGTACAACTAAAAATAATCTTAGAAATTTTTTAAATTCTTATGGATTTAAAGATGCTGAGATTGGACAAATCTATGACCATAGAATTGTTATGTTAGTTAACGATGCTTTAAAGTACCGTAATATGAAAAATGTAAAACCTATGTCAGCTGCGCAAGCATCTAAACCAGGTAAGTTTTTATCTTCAGGTGTGAAAAAAGATAGTGGTGATATTAACTTCCAAAAGCGTAAGGAAAAGTTGGGTCGTCTCAAAAAATCAGGCAATGTCAACGATGCCGCAAGCATCTTCTATGACATTATAACCAACAAAAAATAAAAGGAAAATAATATGGCTCAAGTATCAGGCACATATAGTAAGTACGATGCAGTTGGACTTAGAGAAGATCTTACAGATATTATCTATAATATATCTCCAACTGATACGCCTTTCATGTCAAGCATCGCAAAATCAAAAGCGACTGCTGTTAACCATGAATGGCAACTAGACTCATTAGCAGCTGCTAGTGCATCTAATGCTCAGATTGAAGGAGATGAAGTATCATTCTCTGCTCCGTCTAGCACAACAAGAAGAGGAAACGTTACTCAGATTGCAACTAAATCTGTTATCATTTCCGGAACGTTAGAAGCGGTTAACAAAGCTGGAAGAAATTCTGAGCTTGCATACCAAATCTCTAAAGCATCAAAAGAGCTTAAAAGAGATATGGAAACATCGCTTTGCGACAACAATGCTCAAGTTGCTGGGGATGACTCAACAGCTAGAGAACTTTCAGGACTAGGTTCTTGGTTAAAAACTAACCAAAGTGCTGGATCTGGCGGATCTGCTCCAGGAACTTCTGGAACAAATGCTAGAACTGATGGAACTCAAAGAGCGTTCACAGAAGATCAACTAAAAACTGTTATCAAATCAGTATGGGATAACGGTGGAGACCCTTCAATGGTTATGGTTGGTTCTTTCAACAAGCAGAAACTTTCTGGTTTTACAGGTGGATCTACAAGATTTGACCCAGCTGAAAACAAAAGATTAGTTGCTGCGGTTGATGTGTACGAATCTGATTTCGGTGCTTTACAAGTAACACCAAACAGATTTCAAAGAGCTAGAGATGCTTTTGTAATCACTCCAGATTTATTTGCTGTAGCTTTCTTAAGAGATTTCTCTTTAGAAGATTTAGCAAAAACTGGTGATGCTATGAAGCAATTCTTGTTAGTTGAGTACACTCTTGAATCTAGAAACGAATCTGGTTCAGGAATTGTTGCAGACTTAACAACATCATAATAAACCAAAAATATAGGGGGGATTATTCTCCCCTATATCTAACTTAACTTAGTTTGGTCTTTGAAGTCTAAAGACGGAACGAAGCAAACATAGGAAAAAAAATGCGAACACTTAATGACTACTTTTTAACTGCTAGATTAGACGATGTGTCTGCTGCTAGTTCAGTTAATATTGCTGTACCTGATGATGGAAAAATTATTAAAATTATTTCTGTATTAGGTGGAGCAATTACAACAGCTAACTCTGCTGTAACGACTGCTATAAATGGAACTACTGTAACAGGTGGTGGATTTACAGTTGCTCATACAAGCTCAGCTGCTGGAGACATTGATACTGCTGAACCAACAGCACTTAACAATGTTACAGAAGGTCAATATATAACTATTACATCTGATGGTGGATCTTCAACGACTCAACCACTAGACATAACAGTTATTATAAGAAGATAATTATAGTGGGGATAGCAATATCCCCATTTAACTAGGAGAAAAAAATGGCTAAGAAAAAAAAACAATTAAGTTTAGATGATAGAATTGATAGTATCATTGATCTATTAGAGGATTTAAGATACGAACAATCAAAGAAAAAGGAGTGTGAGAATTGTGAAGATGATGACCACACAAATATTAACGATGAAGATGAGGAGAATGAATAATGGCAGGTCATAGTACAGATCCAGCTTTTGCTGTAGTATCTAATGAAAATGTTGCTTATACAGGAACAGCTGCGGCTAGCGCTGCTTTCGCTTCTGGAATACATCATATTAGAATTGTAGCATCAACTGCTGCTTATTATAAAATAGCAGGAACACCAGTTGCAACTTCTAGTGATACATATTTACCAGCAAACGTAATTGAGATTATCAAAGTAAATCCAGGTCAGAAAATTAGCTTTATACAAGTTGCTTCTGCCGGAACTGCTTCTGTTAGTCAAATGTCTAAATAATAAAATACATTTAGATAAGTTAGACTGTGAGTAAGGTAGTTGAAAAAGAAGGTTTAATGACAACCACTTATCATCAAGAAAAAGATAAGGTTGTTATTGAAAGAAACATAGATTACAAACCCATTGTTGAGCATAATAAAAAATTATACACAGAAAACAATGGCTATTCTAAATCTAAAGATTTAAAAAGAGTTGCTTCTATTCCAACTTTAGTTTTAGAAATTTGGTCTAAAGAATATAATGGTGATTCAAATTGGTTTGCTTTACCATCTGATGTTCAAAAAAAAATATTAAAAAAAAAATTAAACAGTTCTGAATTTCAATTTTTCAGAACAGCACCAGGTAGATTATAATGGCTTTAAGCACATACACAGAATTAAAAACAACAATAGCTAATTGGTTAAACAGAACAGATTTAACTTCTGAAATATCAGATGACTTTATTGTTCTTACTGAAGCAGATTTAAATGCTAAATTAAGAATACGTCAGATGCATGACCAGGCAACTATTACGATTAATGAAGAAACTGAAAGCGTACCTACAGGATTTTTACAAGTAAGAGATTTTTATATTTTAAGTAATGGTCAAAAGTTTCCAATGACTTTTATTTCACCAGCTCAAATGGATTCTGTTAAAGCATCATCAACAACTGGTGTTCCAAGTTCATACACTATATTAGGTTCAACATTTAGATTTGCACCTAGACCAGATAATACTTATACTGGTATATTAAATTTTTATAAAAAGTTCACAGCATTATCATCTCAAAATACTTCTAACTATATTTTAGCTGACCACCCTGCTGTTTATTTATATGGTAGTTTATTTCATGCTGCTAATTTCTTAGGTGGTTTTGATCCTAACCAAGTTCAACAATGGTCGCAAATGTATCAAACAGCTCTTGAAAGAATTGAATTAAATGATAGAGAAGATTCTTTTTCTGGATCTCCATTACAAATTAGATCCGATGTTACAGTTGGTTCTCCATTTACAAGACGATACGTTACAACAATAACTTAATAATAAATATGCAAGTACCTTTTGGTGAATGGTTACCGGATCAACCAGAACACTTGAATCCAGGAGCAAACGTTGCTAAGAATGTATATTATGCTTTACAAGGTTATAAACCATTTAAAAGTTTGGTTGCTTATAGCTCCAATACGGCTACAACAAATGCTAGGGGCGCTGGGTCATTCAGAGATAATACTAATACTGTTTTTAATTTTGTTGCAACTAACGATACTATTTACGAATTAAGTTCAGGTTCTTTTACTGAAGTAGGTGCAAAAGGTTTATTATTAAATAATTCATTTGCAACTTGCACAATTACAGTTTCTGATTATGCAAATATAATTGCTAGCAAAACAATTACTTTAACTAAAAATAATGGAACGTCAGTAGTATTTACTTCTACTCTTGGTTCTCCTGGTGCATTAGAATTTCAAGTTCAAACAAATAATAATACTACAGCTACAAATTTAAAAAATACTATTGATGCTCATGCAGATTTTTCTGCAACTGTCGTTGGAGCAGTCGTTACAGTAACAAGAGGTGCTGTAGGTAGAAATAATTTAACAACAGTATCTACTGATACAGTAAGATTAACAACTACAAACTTTACTGGTGGTACTCCATTAACAGGTGGCGATACAGACTTTGTTACATTTACACAATTTGGAAATTACGTTATAGCAAGCAACGGAGTGGATGCCCCACAATATTATTTAATGGGAACATCTACTGCATTTAATAATTTATCTGCTATTGCAACAGATGGTAGTCCACCTTTATTTAGAGTATCAGGAGTTATTAGAGATTTTTTAGTTACCGGAAACATATCTAACGCAACAAATAGAATTCAATGGTCTGGTATAAATGATATTTCAACTTGGACTGAGGGTTCTAAATCAGCAGATTTTCAAGATTTACCAGGTTCAGGCGGTAGAGTTGTAGCGATTACATCAGGCGAAGTGGGTTATGTATTTAGACAAAACCAAATTATTCGTATTGACTTTGTAGGTGGTGCAACAATATTTAGATTATCAGTTATATCTCCAAACAGAGGTGCAGTTTATGGAAAGACTGTTTGTCAAGATAATAGAAGAGTTTTCTTTTATGCTGATGACGGATTTTTTCAAATAGACGGTGATAACATCATTGCTATTGGCGCAGAAAAAGTTAATAGATTTTTTGATGCTGATTTAAATAAAGCATATACAGATAGAATTGTTGCAACCGTTGACCCATTTAATCAACTTGCTTTATGGTTATATCCTTCAGTTGCAAATACAAATAATACAACTGGTATTTGTGATAGAATTTTAATCTATAATTATGCAACTCAGAAATGGTCTATTGCAGAAGTTAATGCTAGCCAAATATTTTCTCAGTTCGTTGGTGCATATACTGTAGAATTAATGGATATTATATCTACTAACTTAGATAATATTAATATTGCATTAGACACAGACTTTTGGAATGGTGGACAATTATATTTAGGTGCTGTTGATAATAATTTTAAAGCAGCTATATTTGCAGGCAATGCTTTAGAAGCTGAAATTGAAACTAGAGAATTAGAAATATTTCCAAACTCAAGATCTAATATTACTGGTATTAGACCCATTGTTGATGCAACGGCAACGGTTACTATTAAAACAAGAGAACGTCTTGCAGATACAGAAGCTGAATCAACAAGCTCTACAATGACTAATAGCGGATTAAACCCTGTTAGAAAATCAGGTAGATATGTTAGAGCTAATGTTAAGATAGCATCTGGTACTAACTGGAATCATGCACAAGGCATTGATATTATTGCAAGTAGAGCAGGATATAGATAATGGTAGATATTGTTGAAAAAGATTTAGATAATGTTAGATATTCTTTTGAGACACAAGAATATTTTCAAAGACAGGTTGAAGAAGCAATAAATGTCTATATAAATAAATTTAACACAGAAAACGATAAAGTTTTCACATGGTTTATAGGAAATTAATATGGCAGGAATAAAAGATTATAGCACTACCGCAGCAAATAACACTACAATAGGAAGTATTAATACAGCAGAAGGAATGTTACCTTCTAATATTAATAACTGTTTTAGAGGTTTAGGTGCTGAAATTAGAGAATGGTATAACGATTCTCAATGGGTTATTTATGGTGATGGAGATAATGGATTTACTATTACTTATGCTTCAGCAACTTCATTCACAGTAGCTGGTGTAGACGTTACAAGTTATTATCATGTTGGTCGTAGAGTTAAAGCAATAGCTACAACTCCAGGAACTATATATGGTACAATTAGTGCAAGTACATTTTCAACTAATACAACTGTAACTGTTGTATGGGATAGTGGTTCATTAGCTAACGAAGCAGTAACTATTTATCTTGCTATACTATCTAAAACTGGAGATTCAATTCCAGAATCTGTAATCACAAATGCTAAAGTCGCAACAGGAGCTGCAATTGACGCAGCTAAAATAGGTGGTGGTTTAGTATCTAATACTGAATTTGCCTTTCTTGACGGAGTTACATCTGCAATACAAACACAATTAAATGCTAAACAAGCTACAATAACAGGAGCTGCTACAACTGTAGTAACATCTGATTTAACTGCTAGTAGAGCTGCTATATCTAATTCATCTGGAAAGATTGCTGTATCAACAGTTACAGATACTGAACTAGGTTATGTATCAGGAGTAACAAGTGCTATTCAAACGCAACTTGGAACAAAGTTAACAGCTTCAAATAATTTATCTGATGTATCTTCTACATCTACTGCTAGAACTAATTTAGGTTTAGCTATTGGTACAAACGTACAAGCATATGATGCTGAACTTGCAGCAATCGCTGGATTAACTTCTGCCGCTGACAAAGGTATTCAATTTACAGGATCAGGAACAGCTGCAGTATTTGATTTAACAACTGCTGGTAAAGCATTACTTGATGATGCTGATGCTACAACTCAAAGAACAACATTAGGATTAGGAACTATAGCAACTCAAAATGCTAACAACGTAGCTTTAACTGGTGGAACAATTACAGGATTAGGTGATCCGTCATCTTCTTCTGAAGCTGCTACTAAAAATTATGTTGATAATTTAGTTACTGGTCTTAGAACAAGAGTTATTGCAAGAGTTGCTTCTACTGCAAATGTTAATATTTCTACAGGATTAGAAAATGGTGATACTTTAGATGGTGTTACATTAGTAACAGGAAATAGAGTTTTATTAAAAGATCAATCTACTGCATCTCAAAATGGTTTATATATTGTTGTAGCTTCAGGAGCTGCTTCAAGAGATCCAGAATTTGATATAATATCAGAATTAGCTGGACAGTTAATTTTAGTATCAGAAGGTTCTACTCATGCTGACGATTTATTTTTATGTACTACAGACACAAGTGCTACACTTGGTTCTAGTTCTATTTCATACGTACAAGTATTTCCAAGTTCAGGTGGTACAGTAACATCTGTAGCAGTAGCTGATTCAGGATCTTCAGAATTTACAGTAACAGGAAGTCCAATAACTTCTTCTGGTACAATATCACTTGCAGTTAATTCAATTGCTGCAACTAAGATTGGAACAGGTACAGTAGATAATACAGAATTTGGTTATTTGAATGGTGTAACTTCAGCTATTCAAACTCAAATAGATAGTAAAGCAAGTAATGGTTTTGCGATTGCTATGGCAATTGCTTTATAGTAACAAATAATATAATAGGAAATAAAATATGGCACAAAATTTTAGAAGATACATAG